CCGAGCCCATAAGCCTTCCTCCAATGGATTTAGATTGGTGTCATGAGGAGTTCTTACGTATCCTTTACGAGAGCAAAATACCGACATAATATACACAATTTATCCCTCAAATCTTTGTGTAATATATTATCGCAAAATGACTGGATATATGTAGATTAGTATGGTAATATGTGAGTACAAAAAGGAACGGAGGACATTCAAATGACAACCTACAAAAACTTCAAAAACCAAGTTGCAAACATCAAAACACAGAACGACCTTATCGATGCTCACATAGCAATTTGCCAAGCCTACAGTGCTTACAAAATCAGCCACACACAGTTCACCGAACTTTCCGCTGATATGAGAGCAAAGAGACTCGAGAGAAAAATTGCTTGGGGTGCAAGCATTTAAGGAGGATACGACAATGATGGATAGATTTACAACACTTGAGCAACTTATCATGGACACCACCCCAAGAGGTGCGGTCATAAAGTACGGTCAGAACGTTTTAGTAACAGACCTTCACTGGAAAGGAGATTACACCGCAAAGGTTTATGAGTTCATCGAGACCCCCGAAGAAACTGGACTCAGCGACCTCGAATGCAGACTTTCCTTGATTGCCGAATCCGCAGAACACTTCAAGGACAGTGGACACGCAACTGAATGGTGCTTACAGCACAGATAAACAAACAACCTGGATTGAGCCGAAAGGCTCTTTCCTCGTTATGCTAAGAAAAGGAGGTAATCGATATAAGCGCAAAAAAATACAAACCCACAAAGTTTAAGGCAAAAAACTCCTACTACGATAAGGACGCAGCCGACTATGCGGTAAACTTCATCGAGTGCCTCTGCCATACAAAAGGCACGTGGGCGGGTAAAAAGTTCAAACTCCTAGATTGGCAAGAGCAAATCATACGTGACCTCTTCGGAATTCTTAAGCCAAATGGCTACAGACAGTTTAATACCGCTTACATCGAAATACCAAAGAAAATGGGCAAATCCGAGCTTGCTGCCGCGGTTGCCCTTTTGTTATGCTGTGGTGATGGCGAGGAACGCGCCGAGGTTTATGGCTGCGCAGCTGACCGACAGCAGGCCTCCATCGTTTTTGAGGTTGCGGCAGATATGGTGCGAATGTGCCCTGCTCTTGCAAAGCGCGTAAAAATACTGACCGCAGCCAAGCGAATTGTCTTCACCCCTACGAACAGTTTTTACCAAGTCCTCTCTGCCGAGGCTTATTCCAAGCACGGCTTCAATATACACGGTGTCGTTTTTGACGAGCTTCATACCCAACCGAACCGAAAGCTCTTTGACGTTATGACAAAGGGTTCGGGTGACGCCCGTATGCAACCTCTTTACTTCTTGATTACTACCGCAGGAACAGACACGAAGTCCATCTGCTATGAAACGCATCAAAAGGCAAAAGACATACTTGAAGGGAGAAAGATAGACCCTACATTCTACCCTGTCATTTATGGCGCAGATGAAAATGACGACTGGACAGATCCGAAAGTGTGGAAAAAAGCCAATCCTTCTCTCGGTGTAACGGTTGCGATAGATAAAGTTCGTGCCGCTTGCGAGTCCGCAAAGCAGAACCCCGCCGAGGAAAACTCATTCAGGCAACTCCGCCTTAATCAATGGGTAAAACAAGCGGTGCGTTGGATGCCTATGGAAAAATGGGATAAGTGCGCTTTTGCTACCGACCTTGATGAACTCGAAGGGCGTGTGTGCTATGGCGGACTTGACCTTTCGTCTACAACGGATATTACAGCATTTGTGCTTGTATTTCCGCCTACCGATGAAGATGACCGCTACGTAGTTTTACCGTATTTTTGGATTCCCGAGGATTGCCTCGAACTTCGTGTAAGGCGCGACCACGTGCCATACGACCTTTGGGAAAGACAAGAATATTTGCAAACGACCGAGGGAAACGTTATCCACTATGGTTACATCGAGAAATTCATCGAACGCCTCGGAGAAAAATATAACATCCGTGAGATTGCCTTCGACCGTTGGGGTGCTGTTCAGATGGTACAGAACCTCGAAGGTATGGGCTTTACCGTTGTTCCCTTTGGGCAGGGCTTTAAGGATATGAGCCCACCCACCAAGGAGCTTATGAACCTCGTACTAGGCGAAAAAATCGCGCACGGTGGGCATCCGGTTCTCCGTTGGATGATGGACAACATCTATATCCGAACCGACCCTGCGGGCAATATTAAGCCCGACAAGGAAAAGTCTACGGAAAAGATAGATGGTGCCGTTGCCACAATTATGGCTCTAGATAGAGCTATTCGTTGCGGAAACGACACCAGTGCCAGCGTTTACGATGAACGTGGCCTTCTATTCATTTAATCACTCTTCAACATCCTCGTTGATAAGTCTGCCATTAGCCTGGAAGCGCAAACCTTCGGGAGACTCTGCGACCTTTTCACCTAAGACGTAATCGCCGTGGAAGAAGGCAGTAACATCCATTTCCAATGCCTCGATTACGCGACACGCCATTTGGAAAGATGCGGTCATAATATTCCTCTCCCCGCTTTCAAAACGCTGATAACTCTGAACAGGAATTTTAGCCTTCTCCGCTACCTGCTTTTGGGTCATTCCCAAGAAAACACGTCTCTCATGGAGAATGCTCTTCTCGTCGGGGTGGATAAACTGAAAACCATCTAAACTAAACTCTTGCATTATTTACACCTCTCACATTTACAGCCACTTGGCTGTTTTTCTTTATTATACATCCAGTTGGATGTTTTGTCAAGAGGTTTTTGCAAAGAAAATAAACTTTTTTGAAATCCAACACAAGTTCACTGCAAGGAGGTAACACAATATGGGACTCTTTTCAGGGCTTTTTCGATCCAGAGATAAGCCTACCAATAAGACAGCCGGCAGTTCCTATGCTTTTTACATGGGTGGCAGTACTGCAGGCAAACCTGTTACGGAACGTTCGGCAATGCAGATGACAGCGGTTTACTCTTGCGTGCGTATTCTTGCTGAAGCTATTGCGGGACTTCCCCTTCACCTATATAGATACCGAGAGGATGGTGGCAAAGAAAAAGCCTTTGACCATCCTCTATATTTACTGCTTCACGATGAGCCAAACCCCGAAATGTCAAGTTTTGTTTTCAGAGAAACGCTCATGACGCATCTTTTGCTTTGGGGCAACGCGTATGCGCAAATCATAAGAAACGGCAAAGGCGAGGTCATAGCACTGTATCCTTTGATGCCAAACAAGATGAGCGTTGACCGTGACGAAGACGGACATCTGTACTACACGTACACGCGCTCCACGGAAGAAGCACCTACAATGGAAAACGGCTCGGTTACCTTAAAGCCGAGTGATGTTCTTCATATTCCTGGACTTGGCTTTGACGGACTTGTCGGATACAGCCCAATCGCAATGGCCAAGAACGCTATCGGTATGGCAATCGCCTGCGAAGAATACGGAGCCAAGTTCTTTGCTAATGGTGCCGCGCCAAGTGGAGTTCTTGAACACCCAGGCACTATCAAAGACCCCGGCAGAGTCCGTGAGGCTTGGCAGAGTCAATTCGGTGGAAGCGGTAACTCGGGCAAGGTTGCAGTGCTGGAGGAAGGTATGAAATACACCCCTATTTCCATCTCCCCCGAGCAGGCACAATTCCTTGAAACTCGAAAATTCCAAATAAATGAAATCGCTCGTATTTTCAGGGTTCCCCCTCATATGGTGGGCGACCTTGAAAAGTCGAGCTTTTCTAATATAGAGCAACAGTCACTGGAATTCGTAAAATACACTCTCGATCCTTGGGTTATTCGATGGGAGCAATCTATCGCTAGAGCACTCTTCTCCCCCGAAGAAAAGAAGGAGTATTTTGTCAAGTTCAATCTAGAAGGCCTTTTGCGCGGTGACTACGTCAGCCGAATGAATGGTTATTCCATTGGCAGACAGAACGGTTGGATGAGCGCAAACGACATACGCGAACTTGAGAACCTTGACCGAATTCCCACCGAAGAGGGTGGAGACCTCTATCTCATTAATGGCAATATGCTCCCTCTTGCTCACGCGGGAGCCTTTGCAAATATAACACCAACCGACAACGGAAAGGAGGAGAAATCCGATGAAGAAACCCCAAGCACAGAAGTTTTGGAGGTGGAAGAACGAAGCGGAAAGCGAATCACCCGCAACAGAAAGAGTCCTTGAGCTTTATGGAACCATAGCCGAGGAGAGTTGGTTTGATGACGATATCACCCCTAAAATGTTCAGAGATGAACTTTTTGCCGGAGACGGTGACATTGTTATTTGGATTAACTCGCCCGGAGGTGACTGCGTAGCGGCAAGCCAGATCTACTCAATGCTGATGGATTATAGCGGTAAAGTGACCGTAAAAATCGATGGCATTGCAGCCTCTGCCGCCTCTGTCATTGCTATGGCAGGAACTACCGTTCTTATGGCTCCTACAGCACTGATGATGATTCACAACCCTGCGACTATGGCATTCGGCGACCACGAAGATATGCAGAAAGCTATCGATATGCTTACCGAGGTAAAAGAGTCCATCATCAACGCCTACGAAATTAAAACCAACCTATCTCGTGCCAAGCTCTCGCACCTAATGGACTCCGAAACGTGGATGAACGCCAACAAGGCAATCGAACTCGGCTTTGCAGATGATGTTCTCAAGGATGAGAAATCCTGCGCAGACATCCCCGCTTATGCTTTTTCAGGCAAGGAAGTCGCAAACAGACTCTACAACAAAATTGCCTCAAAGTCCACTCCACAAGTAGTATCCCCTTCGGCAGACAAGCCGAAAGTGCAAACCGGTCGTTCCTATGATGAGCTTATGGAACGCCTCAACCTTATCAAATATTAAAAATGGAGGAATAATACCATGACAATTAACGAACTTCGCACCAAGCGTGCAAAAGCGTGGGAGTCTGCAAAAGCTTTCCTGGATTCCCACAGAAACGACAAGGGTGTGCTCTCTGTCGAAGATGACGCCACCTACGCTCGTATGGAGAATGACATCTCTGAGCTCAGCAAGGAAATCGCTCGAATGGAGCGCCTCGAGGCTATGGATGCAGAGATGTCCAAGCCCGTAAGCACTCCCATCACCGAAAAGCCCGCAAGCCCCAAAGCAGAGACCAAGATGGGTCGTGCCACAGATGAGTACAAGAAGGCTTTCTGGAATCACACGAGAAAGCGCGACTCTTACGAGGTGCGCAACGCGCTTCAAATCGGTACGGACTCCGAAGGTGGCTATCTCGTTCCCGATACCTTTGAGAAGAACCTCATCGCTGCACTTGAGGCAGAAAATGTAATCCGTAAGCACGCACACGTGTTTACCACGTCCCACGGAACTCACCAGATTCCTATCGTTTCCCAGCGTGGTACTGCTGCCTGGGTTGAAGAGGAGGGCCAGATTCCCGAGAGCGACGATGTATTCGGACAGCAGCTTATCGGTGCTCACAAGGTTGCAACCCTTATCAAGGTTTCCGAGGAACTTCTCAACGATTCTGCCTTCGACCTCGAGGGCTATTTCACCAAGGAATTCTCTCGTAGAATTGGCAACCTCGAAGAGGTAGCATTCCTTTCCGGCAATGGCACTCACAAGCCCACGGGTATTCTCGCAGACGTTGGTGGCGCAGAGGTCGGTGTAACCGCTGCCTCCGAGACCGCAATCACCGCTGATGAGATTATCGACCTCTTCTACTCTCTCAAGTCCCCCTACCGCAAGAACGCAATCTGGGTTCTTAACGATAGCACCATCAAGGCTATCCGCAAGCTCAAGGACCATAATGGTCAGTATCTGTGGCAGCCCGCGCTCCGTGACGGTGAGTTTGACACCATCCTCGGCAA